ACATCTTGGATAAAAATCAAACCAAAGCACGGGCTCTCTTGCACTTTATTTAAATCTGCTATATAAAATAATCACTATACAATTAATTAGAACATAGACGCGTATAGTCGACGGCCTAGAGACTATGTTCGGAAACTAGGAGGATAATAATATGGCAAAAACTACATTTGCAGGTCCGGTGATATCCAAAAAAGGATTCATCCAAACAGGACCAGCTAACGTTGTAGACGCAGATGCTAGTGTGGCTCTTACAGTAGATTCCCACGCTGGAAAAATCGTACACAATGATGCAGCAGGAGCGGTGACTTACACGTTACCAGCAACTAATGCTACAGCTGATTCAGGAGTTGCAGGACCAGATGCAGACTTAACTAACTTAAACAATGTTGGTGCTAAATTTACAATCGTAAATTCTATCACGAAAACAGGTAGTTTAATTGTTCAAGTTGCAAACGCAACAGATGTTATGACAGGAATGGCAACTATCGTTGACACTGACACAAGTGACAACATGGAAGGATTCGTGACAGCATCTACTTCTGACACTATAACTTTAAATGGAAGTACAACTGGCGGCGTAACACATGCTAGAGTTGAGTGTACTGTTTTAGCTTCAGGTAAATATGCAGTTGAAGTATTTACAGGAGGAACAGGAAACTTAGCTACACCATTTAGTGCAGCAGTAAGTTAATAATTATGTGGGTGGGAAACTTTGAGACTTTTTGATCTCAATACCCACCCGCACCAATAGGAGAAGAATATGGCAGGCGGCGGATCGTTTATAAGTGATCAGAAGTTTACAACACTAACAGCAGATGGTAATTTTAAAACTATCACTGGTGGTAGTACAAATTTAGGTCCATGCAGAGTTACGTATATACAAGCTCATGCAGCATCTAATGGTGTTGTTAAATTACATGATGGAACTGGAACAGGTGGTTCTTTAGAATTACAGGTTAAGTTTGGATCAGAAGGATTAGATATAATGGTTCCTGGTTCTGGCATAAGATTCAAAACAGGAGTCTATTTAGATTTAGATCAAACAGACTCAGTAACGATAGGATACACAGGATAATGAAATCAGACGTAAAAGCAGTTAGAAAAACAGATGCTACATCAGTCTTCGCAGGTAGAACAAGATTAAGAGGAATTATTCTTGCTTCAACTGGATCAGCAGGTTCAGTAACTTTACAAGACGGTAACTCTGTTACACAATTTCAAGTAGATGTTCCAGCTGGCGATGTGTTTTCATATAATTTAGCAGAAGATGGTATTTTGTTTGAAGGTGGTATGACTATATCAGCAATTTCAAACGCTACTGCAACAATTATATTGGACAAGTAAGGAGATTAAATGGCTAATACTACTTCGGGTACAGTAATATTCGATAAGAATTTTGCTATAGACGAAATTATAGAAGAATCATACGAGAGAATCGGTTTACAAAGTGTTTCTGGTAATCAGCTACGTCAAGCAAGAAGATCTCTTAATATTCTATTTCAAGAGTGGGGTAATAGAGGACTTCACTATTGGCAAATAGGAAACAATTCAATTACATTAGTTGACGGTCAAGCAGTTTATACTATGTTCAGATCTTCTGCAGATGGCACATCTGATGCTACGGCAGTGTTTGGTGTGGATGACATATTAGAAGCTGTATACAGAAACTCTTCAAATGTCGATTCACCTCTTACAAAAATTAACAGATCTACGTATCAAGCTCTTTCTAATAAAACTTCTGAGGGTCAACCTTCACAATATTATGTTCAAAGATTTATAGATAAAGTAACAATAACTTTATATCTAACACCAGGATCTTCTCAAGCTGGTGATAAAATTAATTACTATTTTGTAAAAAGAATACAAGACATTGGAGACTATACAAATGCAACAGATGTTCCATATAGATTTGTGCCTTGTATGGTATCTGGACTAGCTTTTTATTTAGCACAAAAATTTAAACCTGAATTATCACAACAAATGAAACTATATTACGAAGACGAATTACAAAGAGCTTTAGCGGAAGATGGATCATCTTCAAGTTCTTTTATAACCCCGAAAACTTATTATCCAAATGTCTAATTTTGCAAAAGGTAAACACGCTCAATTTATATCAGATAGATCTGGTATGGCATTTCCATACAAAGAAATGGTTAGAGAGTGGAATGGAGCTAGAGTTCATGTTTCAGAGTTTGAACCTAAACAACCACAATTACAACCAAAGCCTCATGGAGCTGATCCAGTAGGACTAGAAAATGCAAAACCAGATAGGACAGAACCAGCTACAGATCGTTTATTGCCTGGCAATCCTTTTAATATTACATCTGGTAGTACTACTATTACAGTGACAGAACCTAGTCACGGCAGATCTAGCTCAGATACGGTTAGATTTAGAAACGTTGATGGATCACCCGGAGGTGTAGCTTTTACAGCATTTGAAAATGCTTCAGGATTTAGTATAACAGTAACAGGTACAAATAATTATACTTTTGTGTTAGGATCAACTCCTAACGTAACAGAAAAATCAGGAGGAATGTTAGTTACGGCTGGACCGGCAACATTGACACCATAATGGCAGGAATTAGTTATACTACTTTAGTTACACAAATTAGAAACTACACAGAAGTAGATTCAAATGTTTTAACAACTGATACTTTAGAAAATATTATTTTAAACGCACAATACAGAATTATGCGTGATGTTCCTATCGATGCCGATAGAAAACAACAAACAGGTAATTTAGTTACTGGACAAGAAACAATAAATGCTCCAGGAGGAACTTTATTTATTAGAGGTATACAAGTTTACGATTCTACAAGTGCTACAACAGGAGCAAATAGTTGGTTAGAAAAGAAAGATGTCACTTATCTACAAGAATATTCTCCATCAACAGAATCATCAAAAAGAGCTAAACCAAAATACTATGCTATGTTTGGTGCAGCCACTGGAGACGGTGATACTAATTCTGGACGTATATTTTTATCTCCTACACCAGACAGCACATACAAATTTAGAGTGCACTATAATAAGATGCCAGCTACTTTGGCCTCAGATAACACTACTAATTACATCAGTCTAAACTTCCCAAATGGCCTATTATATTGCTGTTTGGCAGAGACTTATGCCTTCTTAAAAGGCCCAGCAGATATGTTGACATTATACGAGCAAAAGTATAAACAAGAAGTAGATAAGTTTGGTGTTGAACAAATCGGCAGAAGAAGACGAGACGATTATACCGACGGAGCTGTTAGATTATCAATACCATCAACGAACCCTTAAGGAGATAAGATATGGCAATTACATCAGCAATATGTTCAAGTTTCAAACAAGAACTTTTACAAGGTAAACACAGTTTCGAATCATCTGGTGGACACACTTTTAAAATAGCTTTATTTGATAGTGGTGCAAGTTTAGGTGCAGCTACAACTGACTATTCAACTTCTGAAGAAGTTACAAATACATCCGGATCTGCATACACAGCAGGCGGAGCAGCTTTAACAAATGCTGGAGTCTCTTTATCTTCAACAACAGCGTTTACAGATTTTTCTGATGTTTCTTTTTCATCAGCTTCTTTCACAGCAAACGGTGCAATGATATACAACACAACAACAAACGGTGGTTCTAATACTACTGACTCTGTTTGTATAATTGCATTCGGCTCAGACAAGACAGCGACTAACGGAACTTTTACAATTCAGTTTCCTGCAGCAGACGCATCAAACGCTATCATAAGACTAGCATAGGAGGACCAAGATGTCGGTTCAATCAGGATGGGGTCGATTCACCTGGGGACAAGCATATTGGAATGAAGATGCTTTACTTGCAACCGGTTGGGGTGCAAAAGCATGGGGTGATAGTGGTTGGGGACAACTTGCTGACGAAACAATTACCTTAACAGGATTATCTTCAACTTTTAGTGTTGGCTCTTTAACATTAACAGGAACTGCTGATATTACATTATCAGGAAATTCTTTCACAGGATCAGTTGGTTCTATATCACCAGTTATACCTAAATCGGTATCAGTAACTGGCTTCTCGATTACATCTGCTCAAGGAACAGCAACACCAGATGTTTCTGTTACACCAACTATCTCAGGTCAATCTATAACATCAGCAATCGGAGTAGTAGATCCTGCAGATCAGTTTGTAGGTCTAACGGGACAAGAAGCTACTGCAAGTTTAGGAACAGCGGTTGCACCAAATGAAGATGTATCATTAACAGGATTATCAATCACTTCTACATTAGGCACTCCAATCGCCTTTGTTGGAACGGCTGTTTTCCCTACTGGTTTTTCAATTACATCTCAACAAGGATCAGTTGTTGTACCAAACGAAGATGTAACTTTAACAGGGGTACAAGCAGACTTTAGTTTAGGTACAATATTAGGAACAGGTTCTGTGGCTATTACATTAACAGGTCAAGCTGCTACAGCTGCTGTAGGAGCAATAGATCCGGCAGATCAAGTTATGGGCTTAACTGGTGTATCTTTCTCTAGTGCCGTAGGATCAATAGATCCAAAAGATCAAGTAGTAGGATTAACAGGTCAATCAGCTACGGCAAGCGTAGGAGCACCATTTATTAAAGCTTACGCAGATATTGACACGGGAAGTAACACATCATATAGTGATGTTTCAACGGGTTCGAATACATCGTATTCAGATGTTGCAACTGGCTCAAATACGAGCTATAACGATGTAACAGGAGAAGCAGCTTAATATGGCATCAACATTTACACCTTTGGGTATAGAAAAAATGGCTACTGGCGAAAATGCCGGTACATGGGGAACGAAGACTAATACCAACTTAGATATTATTGAACAGATAGCTGGTGGTTTTACTCAACAATCAATTGCTGGTGGAGCACAAACAACTGCGTTATCAGTATCAGACGGATCAACAGGTGCTGTTCTTGCACACCGAATGATAGAGTTTACAGGTTCAATTACAGGTAATCAAATTGTTACAATTCCTAACGACGTTCAAAACTTTTACATTTTAAAAAATTCAACATCAGGTGCTTACACAGTACAATTTAAATACGCTACAGGATCTGGCGATAGTTTTACTTTTTCTGCTACAACAAAAACAACTAAAATAATTTTTGCATCAGGAAACCCTGATACTACAAATCCTAAAATGATCGAAATTCAAACGGGTGGAGATCTTGTAGATGATACATCACCACAATTAGGTGGCGATTTAGATACTAATAGTTTCAACATAGCTTTTGATGATGCACATGGAATTAACGATGAGAACGGAAATGAACAAATTATATTTCAAACAACATCATCAGCAGTAAACCAGATAGATATAACAAACGCTGCAACTGGTAACTCACCATCAATTCAAGCAACAGGTGGTGACTCTAATATAAATTTAAAAGTTGGACCTAAAGGAACAGGTTTATTTGAAGTTCTTGGTGCAACAAACCCAGGTTCACTTCAACTTAACTGTGAGTCTAATTCTCACGGAATTAAGCTGACCTCTCCACCGCACTCAAGTGGTCAATCATATGAATTAAAATTCCCTACAGGAAATGTTACAGCAGACAGATTTTTAAAAGTTGCATCAGTTACAGGTTCAGGAACAACGGGTGTTGGTCAATTATCTTTTGCTGAAGTATCAGGTGGTACATCATATCAAGCTGTTAAAA